AACAAATAAATAATTTTTAATTTTAAAACTTAAAAACGTGGAAAACACAAATTTAACACCGGAACAAGTCATCGAAAAATTAGATGGAATGTTTACGGAAAAAATGACAAATGTGCCAACGAACGATGATGTGAAAGCATTGAAAGAAGAGTTGGAAGCATTAAAAGGTCTTGAGGCAAAGAATCAGGATATTGAAAAAAGTATTGCAAAATTCGAGGGTCGAATCGAGGCAATGAGCGAAAAAGCGGTTGAACCTATTGCAAAAAAACTTTCATTAGGAAAAGCAATTTCAAAAACTTATAGCGACAACATTGACAAAATTAAGGATGCGGTTGAAAAAGGAACAAAAATCAATTTGGAAGTTAAAACAACAACGGCGGATTATACCGGTGATTATGCTTTAACTGATTTTGATTCCGAAGTTGACAGAACGGTTCGAAATCGTTATGGAATACTGCAAAATTGTAACACCGGTGCAACGGATTCAAAGTTCGTTACATATGTGCAACAAACCGCCGACACAACCGGGTCATGGACTGACGAGGGTAAACCAAAAACACAAGGCGAACCAACATGGTCAGAAATTTCGGAAGAGGTCAAAAAGATTGCTACCTATGTAAAGGTATCAAAAGAAATGTTGGAAGATTTATCATTTGTTCGTGGTGAAATAAACAACGATTTAATGGAGGGTGTTCGAACCGGAATTGAAAATGCTTTATTGAATGGTAGTGGTGCGTCACAAATCAATGGTCTTTTGGATGCGTCGATGGGATTACCAACATTCGGTGCGGGTGTATTTGCAAACGCAATTCAGGATGCAAACATTTCCGATTTATTAAGATGTGTAAAAGCACAAATCGAAGCGGTTAATTTTACACCAACACACGTTGTTTTGAATCCACAAGATATCGCGACAATTCAGTTGACAAAAGGTTCAGATTCAACATATACATATCCAATGTACTTGCCAACACAAAGCGGTGATGGTGAAATGATTATTGCCGGTATGCGTGTGATTAGTTCAACTTATATGACCGCAGGAAATTATCTTGTTGGTGATTTAAGCAAAGTGAACGTAAAATTCAGAAACAACATAAACATGAGTGTTGGTCTTGATGCGGATGATTTCACAAAAAACATGATAACAATTTTAGCAGAAGCAAGATTGGTGTCGTATGTGAAAAACAACCAAAAAAATGCGTTTGTTTATGGTGAAATTGCAACGGATATTGCTCTAATTTTAGCACCTTAATAACTTTTAAACACACAAGATGGAAAGTAAAAAACCAATAAAAAACAAGTCAAGAAAAAAGAAACCGGTCAATGTAAAGGTAGACACGAAAAATGTTGATGTTGAATTTGACCGCGATGAAAATGGTGATGTCGAATTTGATATTGATACCAAAAAATTTGATGCACACTATTCAAAAAAGGGTGACGAATACACATTGGAAGTTGATATTGATAACGATGGCATTTATGACTTTGTTGCAAATGGTGATGCGTCTTTCATGAAAAAAAATCAAGTGTGGAAAGTGACCGGAAAGGTTTTGAAATTATGGCTCAAATCTAAATTTGGAAAAAGAAAAAAATAATGGCTTTACTAACAACATCGGATTTCATTAACAAGTGGGAATTATCAACCGGAATGTATTCAACAAATAAGTTGACTGAATACATTGAAAGATACGAACAACAATATTTGCGTCAACTTTTCGGAGTTGATTTATATAATGCTTTCGTGTCCGATTTGGATTCAAACATTCCACAATCACCGAATTTTAAATTGGTGTTTGATCCGCTTTATGTTGATGAAAATCTTTATTACATGATTGAAAGTCGTGGAATTTTAGATATGTTAAAAGGGTTTATTTATTTCGAGTATGCAAAGGATTTGATGAATCAACAAACACCATTTGGAAACGTACAACAAACAACCGAAAATTCAGTTGTTGTGAACACCTTGCAAACCATGATGTTTGCACGATACAATGAATCGATTACAACCTATCAAAACATACGAAATTATATGTTGTTGAATAGCACGTTGTCAATTGGTCAGGTGGTCACAATAGCGTTGGACAATGCCGGAAGTGGTTACACAACATCAACGGATGTTGCTACCATTGGCGGAGGTGGTTCAGGATGTTCGGTTGATATTGTTGAAACCGGTGGTGTGATTGATTCGGTCACGATTAACAAAGTCGGAAAAGGTTATGCGGTTGGCGAAACATTGACAATCGTTGGCGGAAACAATGATGGAACGATTACAATTTCCTATGTTGGAAAAGGTGATTTTTCCGAATACAATGGTATTGATAAAGGAACGGCATATTGGATATGACAAAAGAAATCACACAAATCATCAATGGTTTGATTTCAGACATCGACAACACAATTGATGGTGTTTGGGATGCGATAAATGAACGAACAAATGTTTGCAAAACAAAATGGTCGCGTGTCGGCAAAATTGTTACGGATGACATTGGTCGTGAATATCGAATCACCGAAATCGAAATCGATGAATGGATAAAGGCAACACCGATTGATTCGGCAAATCTTGATCCGTTGAATGGTGTGATTTATCTTTCAAGTCCCTTTTATATATCAGGAACAAAGATTGCAACCAACAATGAATGGACATTGAGTTCCAACAACTTAACTGAAAAAACGCCGTTGGCGTGGTTACTTGAAATCATTCGTGTCCAAAAATTTGGTCGTGGAAATTCGATTGACTTTGAAAGCAATATTCGATTGTTCTTTTTAGATGAAACCGATATTCGGAATTATTACACAAAAGACCATCGCGAGAATGTTGTTTATCCAATGCAAAATTTGGCAATGGAGTTCATTGAAGTCATTCAAAAGAATCGACAATTTGCAACACTTGATGAATGGGAATTGATTACATTTTCACGATTCGGTGTTGAACAAGACAACGGAATGTTTCAAAATATACTTGATGCAAATTTAAGTGGTGTGGAATTACGAGTGAATTTGACAAAATACAAAGTGAATTGCAAATGTTAATTCACAAAGGGTGGTCACCTGATAACCAAAAATTTAATTACTAATACTCTAAAAAAAAGAAAATATGAGTTTAGGATGTAACTGCGAAGCGGGATTGTCTAATACCGGACAACCGAATTGCGTACCGATTTTTTCGGTTACAAGTGGTCTAATCATGGTGCCGTTAAAAGCAAATGATGGGACGTTAAATGGTCTTGATTTATCGGCAAGTGTTCCGGTATGGTCGGATTTAATAAATGAAGCGGATTCATCGAAAAGATGGTTTCCAATTGGTGCATTTGAAAATGTGGAATTGCCAAAAGCGGATTCACAATTTGAAGAAGCAAATTCAGGAAAAATGGCGTTTTTGCGTCAAGGGAAAAGAAGTTTTTCGGGTGAATTATGGTCGGAAGATTCAACACCAACATTGCTTGGTAAACTACAATTGAACCGATGTGTTGATTTCGGTGTTTACATTATTGATGTAAATGGAAATTTAATTGGTTCAAAAGCGGATGGATATCTTTATCCAATACCGGTTGACAATCCATCATTTGATCCGCGTTTTATGTTTGCAACGGATTCAAGTGTGCAAAAACTAATGATTGGTTTTGACGTTGACAGATTGTTTGATGAATCAACGATGTACATGGTAACACCTGAAGAAGCCGGTGTAAATTTCAATGACCTTGATGGTTTGGTTGATGTTAATATTGTTCAGGATGCTTTGACAAGTTCATTAATCACAATAAGTGCATCATTTGATTATGGTACGGCTTACAATCCTTTAAAATATAAAGGTGCGAATTCACCAACGGATTGGAAAATTTTCGATGCAAGTGGAACGGAAGTTGTTGGTGCGGTTGCAACGTGTTCAGAAGGTCCTGATGCGACATATGAAATCGGTGCATTAGCCGGATTAACAATTGGTGATGTTTATGAATTAAGAACATCGAAAGATGGTTTCGAGGGTAAATTGACATTTACGGCGGTTTAATTTTAATACATAAGTAGTTGAAAGGGGTGGTGATTTTCGTCATCCCTTTTTTTACAAAAACCAAAAAACTTAATAAAATGTTTGCAAAATTCAAAATTCCATTTAAGGTCATTTTTAAGCGTTTTAAACAACTTTCGTTTTTCGTTAGTATCTTACTATCAAAAACGCGAGAAAACAAAAAAGTCAGTAATGGCGAGGGTTACAAAGCCGAAAAAATGCAACCACAAAAAAAAGCGAAAAGCATAAACAAAAAGAAATTAAAAAAAATTCAACGTAAAAAATGAGTTTATTTGGTGATACGGCAATTGGTTATTTGATTCGGCGTGTGGAAACATTGAACGCGGATTTGGTATGGTTGCGAGTATTTCAAAATGAACCTTTTAAACGATGGATTATGGATTTGGTTCGTCAAGACCAATTGTTCAAAAAGGGTGTTGATGAATCGGGTGATGTCATTGGAACATATTCGGAAGCAACCGAAATGATGAATCCGCAAAAGGTAGCCGGAACACATTACACACTTTTTGACACCGGTGACTTTTACAATTCGTTTGTTATTTTTGTAGGAAAACAAGTTTTTGAAATCGAAGCGGACACAATCAAAATGGAAAATGAAAATTGGTGGGTGCGGAATAATATTTCAAAGGATGCAATTTTAGGATTAACGGATGAAAACAAGGATAAATTGGCTCAAAAAGTTAAGGAAAAATACATCGCCGAGGCACGAATATTACTTGGCATTAGATGACATTCCTTTGCATAATTTTATTAAATGTCAAAAAGGCGAATATGAATTTGTACGAAAAAGTAAGTCAGGAACGAATGAATTGGATGAAACACATTGGTTGGACATATATGACCAATACATTAAGCAATTCGGTCTTGGTAAATTACACACAAAGTTGTTGGAAGCAATGCGAAAAAAAGCAATCCTACAATGTGAATTTGTCGAAAAACGTGACCGATTTAAAATGACTTTGATTGATATGCAAATAACAAAATTAAACGGCATGATGGCAAACGCCGGTTCAGGAATAACGATTGAACAAACATTGATTCATTTATCAAAATGGATGGGACAATGGATTGATATAAAAAAAATAAAGGCAAAAGAGTATTTTAATTTAGTTCGGGAATACGAACGATTTAATAAACAAAGCAATGGCAAAGATTAGAGCAAACGAATTATTTGAAAAGGAAGATATTTTTCAAGGCATTCGCGAAAGTGCGGAACAAACAATGGTTACTTTGGACAAAATCGATGATGAGTTCAAAAAGATTGGTGCAACCTTAAAAAACGATATTGCAAATGCAAAATTTGGAGGTGCAAAAGAATTAAAAGAGTTTATGCAAATGGTCGAAAAAGCGAACAATTTGCAACGCGATACCATTAAACTTGAAAAAGAAAAATCCATTGCCGAACAACAATCGGAAAAACTTAAACAACAAAAAATCCGAACGCAAACCGCCGAAAGTAGACAACAAGAACGGATCAACAAGCAAAAGCAAAAAGCGTTAAAACTTGCAAAGGATGAAAAAGATGCTTATAAACAATTAGTAAAAGCAACAAGGGATTTGAAAAACGAATCAAAAACTTTGGGTGCGGAGTTGTTACATCTTGAACAAACCGGAAAAAAGAACACGACACAATATCGAAAATTAGAACAACAATACAAACGTGTCACAAAATCCGCACAACAAGGTGATGCACAATTAAAAAAACTTGACAAACAAGTTGGTGACAACTTTCGAAATGTTGGAAATTACACCGGTGCATTAAACAAATTGCGTGGAGGTTTGGCACAACTTGGATTGGCATTTGGAATTGGAACAATTGTTCGAAGTGGTGTCGAATCAATTATTGATTTTGACAAAGCGGTTGCGGATTTAAGTGCAATAACCGGTGCATCAGGAAAGGATTTGCAATTTTTTAAAGAACAAGCAAGGGAACTTGGAATCGAAGTTGATGGTGGTGCAAGTGCGGTTGTTGAAGCGTATAAATTAATAGGTTCGGCAAAACCTGAATTGCTTGAAAACGCACAAGCATTGAACGAGGTCACGAAAAGTGCGATTCTATTGTCACAAGCATCAGGATTGGATTTGCCGGAAGCATCGAAAAACTTAACAAGTGCATTGAATCAATTCAAAGCACCGGCGGAGGAGTCTGCAAAGTTTGTAAATGTGTTGGCGAATGGTGCGAAATTTGGTTCGGCGGAAATACCACAAATCACCGATGCATTATTGAAATTTGGTGGTGTTGCGGATGGTTTCAATGTGTCAATTGAGGAATCAGTGGCAATGATTGAATTGTTAAAACCATCATTTAAAGAAAGTGCGGAAGTTGGTACGGCATTAAGAAACATAATGTTGAAAATGTCCGCACCGGAGGGAACACCAAAATTGGCAAAAGAATTTGCAAAAGCCGGTATTAATGTTGAAAAACTTTCGGATAAATCATTGACATTTGAAGAACGTGTTCGGACATTGTTGCCATTATTGGAAGATGAAAATGCATTGGTCAAGGTATTTGGTGCGGAAAACATTGTTGGTGCAAAGGCAATGTTGACACAAGTTGATGCAATTTCCGAAATGGAAAATAAAATGCATACACTTGGAACGGCACAAGAACAAGCAAACACAAGAACGCAAACATTAGGTCATTCATTAATGGAATTAAAAAATGCATTTACTGATTTATTTCTTG